GTTTAAGTTAATGGTTATTTTATAGAAATCAGATATATCACAATATGTGCGATTACTAGTGCTGGGAGTCCTAAGCCTCCATGAATGCAGAAGGGAACCAAGGGCGCACGGATGGATTAAAGCGTCGGAACGTGCGCCCTATTATAGAGAAATTGCAAATATTGACATATTAGTAAATTTCATACAGATTACATTTTCGATGCGGTAGCGACCGCTCAGGTTAAACTAAAATAAAATAACTCGCCCCACCATTCGTGAGAACCGTGGGGATTTTTAATTTGAACATTTAAACCATACAATATGAGATATAAAGCAAATAGTTGTCACGATTGTCTATTCTCGACCATGTGTGACAACCCGAATAAGAACCCAGATGGTGGCTACAGATGCAGCCGCTATGAATGGAAATATCAATAGCAACTTAATACATATAAGATATGGGTAATTTAGATTATTACAACAAACTCAAAGTCGTTCCTCAAGAGGCACTCAGACAAATTCAGTCAGGAAGACTTAGAGGAAAACACGACATCAACCCAATGTGGCGCATCAAGGCAATGACAGAGCAGTTTGGTGTGTGCGGAATCGGTTGGAAGTACGTAATCACCAAGCAGTGGACAGAGACTTTCGGAAGCGAGGTTAAAGCCTATTGCAACATCGACCTCTTTATCAAGGTGAACGGAGAATGGTCAGATGCCATCCAAGGAACAGGAGGTTCGTCAGAAGTATCAATGGAAAGCAAGGGCGCATACGTATCGGATGAATGCTACAAGATGGCACTCACAGATGCCTTGTCGGTTGCTATGAAGGCACTGGGTGTAGCAGCAGACGTTTATTTCGAGGCAGGAAAAGACATCATAGATATTGATAGCAAGTATGGTGCTCAGGATAGTAGAGCAGCGCAGCAGCAAGCCCAGACTCAGCAGTCAGTCGCTAATCCTTCACAAGCCGCCCAGCAGACAGCATCCCCTCAGTTTCACCCGAATGACCTGAACGAAGGATTGGCTTACCTGAGCAGATGTGCAAACAAGGATAATCTGTTGTGGGTAATTCAGCATTACCAGCCACTCTGCTCTAACGCTCAGTTCATGCAAGCTGTATCAGCCAAGAAGAAACAATTAGGTATACAATAATATGACAACAGAAACAAAGAAAATCACTTTGAATGTGCCAAGAGTCACATTCATTGAGGAGTCTCATCAGTACTTCATCGGCAAGAAGGAACTAAAAGGAGTAACGGGAACGCTCATTAAGAAAGCCTTCCCCGACACCTACAAGAATATTCCCGAGGCTGTATTGAAGAAGGCAGCAGAGCGAGGAGGTCTTATCCACAACACGTTTGAAACCTTCTGTTCCATCTTCGATGCCGACATCAAGCAGTACCCAAATCCTACGGAAGAGCTTCAAGCCTTCCATAGTATGTTAGTCTCATTCGGTTTACACTATGTAGCATCCGAGTATCTTGTTACAGATGGTGAAAACTTCGCATCTGCCATTGATGGAGTCTTCGCTGATGAAGAAGGCAACATCTATCTGGTAGATTACAAGACCACCGCCACCCTCCACTACGACAACGTATCTCTCCAGCTATCCATCTATGCAAAATGGTTCGAGGAGCAGAATCCTGACTTGAAGGTGAAGGAGATTGTCTGTATGTGGTTCAAGAACGGACAGAGCAAGTTCCAGCCACTCCCTAGGGTATCAGATGAGCAGATAGACGATTTAATCAACGCTTATCTAGCTGATGATGCAGAGTACCAATATAAGGTGGAAGTTCCTGAGCAGTTCTCTGCCCTAGAGCAGGAGTTCAGATTGATAACCGCTCGTGTGGATGCCCTGAAGATTAAGCAGGATGAGTTGAAGGAAAAGATAATGAAGATGATGGAAGACAACAAGCAGAAATCCGTCAAGACTCAGTTCGCCTCCTACTCTTATGTGGCAGCAACCACCAAGAAGACCTTCGACACGAAGCTGTTCAAGGACACGGAGCCTGACCACTACGAGTACTACCTAAAGGAAACGACCACCAAGCCATCAATAAGAATCAAACTTAATTAATATAGATATGAACGTAAAATTTACTGGTAAAATTATTGCAGCAGGGCAAGTTCAAATGGGAACTTCCCAAAACGGAACCCAATGGAGTTCCCAAGAGTATGTTATTGAGGAGTTGAATGAGCAGTACCCTTCAAGAGCCGTTATCCAAGTTTATGGTTCAGACAAGATTCAGCAGTTCGGCATCCAAGTAGGTGAAATAATCACCGCAAACATCGGATTGAAAGCTCATCAGTCTAGAGACGGACGATGGTTCAATCAGTTGGATTGTTGGAAGGTGGAGCGACCAAATGGTCAGCAGCAGGGACAGATGGTACAGAGCCAGATAGGTCAGGTTCCTCAGCAGCAAGCAGCCAACTATCCACCTCAGCCAGCACCTATCCAGCAGCAGATGCAGGCTTTTCCCCCTCAGGTTAATGCAAGCGGTCAACCTATTCAGCAGAACGCTCAATATGCAGGTGGTCAGCAGCAGGGACTTCCCTTCCCTGCCCCAAACCAATAATAAATAAGGTATGGAAATTCATCTAGTAAGAACCTCCACTGGTCTTCGCCCCTACACGGATGATGATTACGAGGAAATGAAAAAGATAAAGGTTGGAACCATCGTTAAGGCGAATATAGTTCGACCAAGGAACATTAAGTTTCACCGCAAGTTCTTCGCTCTTATCAGAGCCGCATGGGATAGTCTCACAGAGCAGCAGCGCACAAACCTACGTTCTATAGACACATTCCGTGAGCAACTGCTGATAACATCAGGATTCAGCGAGCCACTTTACGACCTCAACGGACAGAAGTTCTTGGAGAGAGCCAAGTCTATCTCCTTCTCCAAGATGGATGAGCCAGCCTTCAATGAAGTATATAGTAGAGTCTTAGACACCATCCTCACGATACTCTATGCAGATGGTGTTACAGAAGACGAGTTTAATAACATTTTACAAAATTATAGTTGATATGACACGTAGAAACGACAAGCGCAACAACAGACGTAATAGCCGTCAGCGCAACAACAAACCAGAGTTACCACCATTTGCACAGATGCTTTTCGGAGCAATCGTTGGCAAAGGTGTAGACATGATTGCCAAGAAGATGGCAGAGAATGCCGAGGAAAAGACTCCTGATATTCATGCCGAAGGCATCAGCAATCAGGACGTTACCAACATCAATAACGGAAAGGCAACCTTGTCTAAGTTGCGCATTCCTGCTGATGGTTCGGCAGTAGAGTACCCAATCCCTGATAACCTCCAGTTCTTCTTCGCTGAGGATGGTAAGTTGATGGTTTGTCAGAAGATTGAAGGAGACGAGATGCATACTAATAAAAAAGAAGAGGATGGCAAGCCTACCACTTATAATGATATTGCCAAAGAACTCTACTTGAACAAAACTGCACATTGGATTTCTGGCAGAAACATAATTCATCAAGAACGACAGAGTTTAAGTAGTTACGAAGATACTATCAACAGTACTACTCCTGCTCAGGCTAAACGTTATGCTGCTTTCAACAAGTTGCAGAACATCGCCAAGTATCTCAATGGTGACTGGAAGCCAAACTTCGATAGAAACGATGAAAAATGGAATATCAATAAAGAAGGTGATACATTTATCGAAATGTACACAAGAACATTGAACAAAGCGGGTGTTTACTTCAAGTCGCAAGAACTTACCAAGGAAGCCATCCGCTTGATGGGCAAAGAATCTCTCAACGACCTTTTCTCAACAGACTGGTAATGGCAAGCTACGCTGAAATCAAAGCAAAGCTACAGCAGGAAGGCAAGAAGATACGCAAGCGTTCATCCTACGATGAGCACAACTTGCAAGCCGCAGAGGTCAGGTATATCCGTGGGGTATATCCTGACCTTGAAGGTGTCTTCTTTGCCGTTCCCAATGGTGGCAAGCGAACTTCTCAACAAGCCGCATGGCTCAAAGAAGAAGGTATGAAGGCAGGAGTATCTGATATGCTCCTCCTGAAGCGCACCTCCCAGTACGGTTTCCTCTGCATCGAAAATAAAACACCGAAAGGTAGTCAGGAACCCGAGCAGAAGGTATTCCAGCATGAAGTAGAACGGCATGGTGGCAAGTATATCATCGTCCGCTCTATAGATGAATTTATCCAAGCTATCGACAATTATTTAAATGGTGAACTATGAGTGATATTAAATTTGATAATAGTTTTTTTAGAGAGGAACCATCTATTATAGAACAATTCTTAGTAGAATGTCAGGAAAAAGCAGATGAATATATTACACAAAAGATTATTGCTATTCTTGAATCCAAAGGCTATAAGGTAACCGCTCCTCCAAAGGAAATCAAAGACGAATATACCTTTGAGCGAGCATGGAACTTGTACGACAAGAAAGTAGGCTGCAAAGCCAAACTCGAAAAGAAGTGGAACTCCATGAGCCTGAAAGACCGCAAGGCAGCTATAGAGTATATTCCTCTCTATGTAATCTCACAGCCCGACAAGCAGTACAGAAAGAACTTCCAAACCTTCCTCAACCAGCGAGGATGGGAAGACGAACTCATCGGAGCCACACCACCGCCAGCAGCCGTTAACGAGAACTCTTCCGAAATCAGCCGACTTATCGCAAAGACGAAGGCTGAACAGAACGTAACAAATGCGGATAAGGACAACGTTTTCAAGACACGCATCATGGGTATGATAGAGCTTCTGCAAAAGAATCCTCACAGCCTATGCCGAAAGCAGTTGGAGATATATCGTGATAACGGAACCTTGGAACGCTTGGGCATCCAATGGAATCCATAAACCACAAATCTGTTTACCAAAATGATAGCAATCAGTAAGTACAACAAGCAGCATCCTCTCAGAGTCTTTGAGGCATTCGCAGGATATGGCAGTCAGAGCCTAGCCTTCAAGTACCTCAAAGATAAGCATCCTGAGTTCGACTTCAAGGTAGTGGGCTACTCAGAGATAGAACCATCAGCCATCCAAGCCTACGGACTCCTCCACGGAAGAGACATACCTAACTTCGGAGACGTGACAAGGATAGACTGGAATGAGATTCCCGACTTCGACTTCATATCATGGTCTTCACCATGCCAAGATTTCTCCAATGCAGGACTTCGCCAAGGAGCAGAGGAAGGAAGCGGCACACGCTCATCCCTTATCTTTCAGGAGAAAAGAATGCTAGCAGTAAAGAAACCGAAGTATGTGATGCTAGAGAATGTGAAAGGTCTACTCTCTGAGAAGATGAGGAAGTACTTCTTCCAGTACCTCAAAGACCTTGACTCCTTCGGTTACACCTCCTTCTACAAGGTACTGAATGCAAAAGATTACGGAATCCCACAGAATCGTGAACGTATCTTCGTAATATCCATCCTACGCACAGAAGACGAGCCGAACCCAGAGTATCACTTTCCTTCTCCCATTAAACTAGAATCAACGGTTGAGGACATCTTGGAAGACAACGTATCTCCTGAATATTTCCTATCCCAGCCCCTTCTCGAAAAGTATCTCACCAAAGCAGACATCAATGAATCAATCGAAAAACTCTACCCCGAAGATAGCAATACCGAAAACTGCTGATGGATGCTCTGTAGCAGTCACAGCCAGTTTCTCTATGATAAGTATCATGAACCTCATAGACACCGCTCATTATCCGAAAGGTGGAGTTCTTATCATAAAAAGAGTATGATAATATACAGAAACAAACATGGGAGTTTTAAAGGTGGTTTATTTAAAACGAAAATATCACCAGCCATCACAACAGCTTCCTTTGAACACAATACATTTATCTTAAAAATAAAAGAATGTGCGACAAAATTATAAAGCTAGCAAACCTCCAAATCAAAGGCAGGATAGAGCAGCAAACCAGAGTCTACTCCACCAAGGGAATCTCCCCTACTCTCAATTCAGCTATGGGTCACGGAGGTAACTGCATCCCACTATTCTTAATCGTAAAGGAGATATGATAACTGGAGGAAAGAGAATGAAATCCCTGCTTCTATCAGGGAAGGTAAAGCCTGATGTAGGCGGTCAAGTTCTCGACATCTACAACCAAGCAGTAATGCAAGGTATCTCCCCTACCATCAAGACAACCATAGATACAGCAAACATGACATTCGTAACAATCATGAACAAAGAAATCATTCACACCGCTCCAAACGGAAAGAAATACTCCATCCAAATCAGGAAGTACACTCCAAGAGATTGTTTCCGACTGATGGGAGTACACGAAGCTGACATAGACAAACTCCTGAGCAAGGAGAAGTCTGGTCAACTCATTATCAGCAAGAGCAAACTCTATGCCCTTGCAGGAAATTCAATAGTAACCAACTGCCTGACCGCCATGTTCGAGGAACTGATATTCCCATCAGGGAATCACTACCATGACAAGACTGGTCAGCTATCACTCTTCTAGCTTATGGATATTTTTGGATATATAAAGATAGGCAAGCGTATCAGTAAAGCGCACAAAGCCATGTTTACCCACAAGACCATGGTAATATGGTACAAAGGCAACCCAATCATCGGAACAATGCACGATGGCTTGTGGTATCAACAAGACTTGAACGGAATGTGGGAATGTTTAATGTTCCAGTCAGAAGTCACACACGTCTCATTTTTACCTTCGCCAAATGAAGACAGAGAAAGAAAAAATCCTAGCCATCATCGCTGAGATTCAGGCAGAGCGTGAAGCAGCCCACATCGTGCCGCCACACGTACTCACATCTGAAATCATTAATCAAGGATTCCCCCAGCCATATCAAGCCATCAACGAGTTGTGTGAAGAAGGCAAGATAAAATGGTGCCGCACCCTCAACGATATGGCATTCACTATCAGAAAATAATAAATCAAGAACAATATGAAAATTATAACGCAGAAAGAACTGGCATCCTTAGCAGAAGATGCTTTTAAGAATGCCGAAAAGCATGGTTTCTATACTGAGAGCACAGAAATAGAAACCGAATTGATGCTCATCATCACAGAAATGGCAGAAGCTGTTCAGGCAGACCGACACAATCGCCACGGAAGTATCGAAGACTACGAGAGCGAGATTCAGATGGGCAGAGATATTCCTACCGCCTACAAGAACTCTCTTGAAGGAACGGTTGAATCAGAGTTCGCTGATATTGCCATCCGTATCTTATCTCTCTTGGGATGGATGAACAGCAAAACACCGATTAAACTAAAAAGCGATTCTATCCTTGCTGACAGATATGAAGTTGCAAAAATTCAATATAAGGTTCAAAACACAATCAATAAAGGCAGTATCGCAAAAGATTTGTACCGACTCAACGGACACTTTAGTAGGTTTGTTGACAATGAGTCTTGCAGTTGGTTTGTATCAGATACCCTTCAGGATATACTCATGAGGGTATTCGCAATCGCTCACAATAACAATATCGACCTGATGGAGCATATCAAGTTGAAAATGCAGTATAACGAATCTCGTCCGTACCTACACGGATGCAAATATTAGGAGGACAGCAATATGTTTGGAATAGAACAGATTTCAAGAAGATGTTTATTGATGTTGAGTGATGGTAGCAAAATTCAAGCTACCATCTACATTCCAAAGCCCACCAAACCCATCTTCCCTGAGCAGATGGAACGCAATATCATCGAGAATTTTAATAAATCGCAACCTCTTGCAGTAAACAAGGTTGTAAAGTGTCACGTAATGAGAAATTAAAGTTATGGAAGATTTATCTATTGGGTCAGAAATCGTCTTAAAGGTGGTTGAGACAGAGAAAGAACAATGTAATGGCTGTTTTTTCGATGAGATATGTAACAATATCTATGAGAATGTTTGCGGAGATTTCGACTGTATCGCAAGCACTAGAAAAGACGGAAAGGCTGTTCAATTTAAAAGAGTGAAGTGATATGGAAACAAAAATTAATATAGCGGCTATTTTAAAGGATAAACCGCAAAGAACGAAACTGTACGATTATCTACATAATATAGATGTGGAGTTTGATAACGTTGAAACAACAGAAATTGAAACTTCAATTTGGTGTACAAGGGACAAAGGAGGTTATAATGAGCTTTTTGGCTATTCTCAACTTGGAACACTTAGAGGATGGCTTGATGGCTTACAGTTTCTCTTTCCTTCCAAAGAAATGCGTGATTGGGAGAAGTTCTCTTGGAAGAAGGGCGATGTCTTGGTTAATAAAGATGGGGATGTATATATTATATTTGAAAGATTTGTCGATGATACATATTGCTCTTTCTTAGGGAAATATTATCTTTGGAAAGAGAATAATGATACAGAACAGTTCTATGAAAAAGAACGATTGCTAACTTCTGATTTCCAAAAAGCAGGTAAAGATGCTGTTCAGACCTACATCAGCACCATCGAGGAGCGATTGGGCGGTAATCTCAATCGTGAGACCTTGGAAGTAGAGAAACCTCAGCCTGAGTTCAAGGATGGAGATATAGTAATGTCTGATTCGGGTACAATAGTTCTTGTCAGAGGAATTAGTTTAACTAGAAAGATATATTATCATGCTTATATGCTTAATGAGTATATATATATCAACCAAGTAGAAGGCGAATTTTTTAGTCGTATAAGTCGTATTAAAAGATTTGCCACGGACTCGGAAAAGCAGCAACTCTTTGATGCTCTAGCCAAAGAAGGCAAAGCTTGGGATGCTGAGAAGAAACAGATTGTGGATTTGTCAAAGAAGTGTGAGTTCAAGCCTATGGATTGGTGCTTGATGAGAGATATTCGTGGAGAAGAATGTTTTGCTTGGAGTCTCTGCCAGTTTGCATATCAACTTAAACGTGGAAAGTATGAAGCTGTAGGAGGTATGCGTTTTGATGAGTGCATCCCTTACAACGAGGAAACTGCACACCTTCTTGGCACAACTGATGAATGGAAAGGAGGTGAGGGATGAAAGGTTTATGTAGTTACTGCTCCAGATATTTTTTTTTGTAGCAAAAGACCCAATCAAAATGTGGAGGATGTAATACTTTGTTCAAGCTTTACCCAGAATAATGATAACGAAGAAAACATTTGGGAGCAGAGAAGATATGAGATAGCAAAAGATGTTGCAGCAGGTCTTGTACAACGTCCTAACTCTATGTATGACAGTGTTGTTAATTCTGCCATCAAAATCGCAGATAAATTAATAGAACGTTTAAAGGAGAAGTAAGTTATGATAGACGATAAGAAAAAAGAAGCTGCCAAGGAAGAAATCTATGAAGATAGATTTCTGTTAAATGGCGAAGAGATAGTCTTCAACAATGATGAAAAGGAAGAAATGTTCTATGAGGGGGACATCAAAGAAGCTATTGGACTAGGTGCTAAGTGGGCTATCAATGAGTTCTTGAACGATTTGAATAAATTGCTTCATCCTGCTAGCGAAGTTCCTAGAAATGATAACGGAAAGATTCTCGCATTCTCAAAAGTGAATAGTAATATAAAGCTCTACGATATGAACGCTATGTTAAATGAAACTGCTTGTGACACATATCAAGAAATGTGGGAAATTAGAGTTAGAGCATATACTTTTACTGATTGGGTATTTGTGGAAGAACTACTTGATTTAATTGTCAAAGGAGGTGAGTAATGAAAGAGCTTAAAGATTTAGTTGAGGGCGATGAAGTACTAGTTACAGGTATGTCTCATAGACATATCGCCAAGGTTGATAAAGTGACAAAGACTCAAATTATTGTTAATAACGCTAGATTTAAAAGAGATTCTGGCTGGCAATGCGGTAGTGATAGATGGAATGTTAGACAAATATCTGTTCCTACAGAAAAGGAAATATCAGATGTTAAAGAAGAGAATCTTCGTAAGACTCTCATCTACGTTATCAGTTCTTCTGATTTTGAACGTTTATCAACAGATAAGTTAAAACAAGTGTACAATATTGTAAAAGGCAAAGAATGAAAGAGCCTAAAGTTGGAGAAAAAGTAACCATTACTCTTGAAGTTGTTGAGCATGATGATTGCGATGATTGTTTCTTTAAGATTGATGGTACGTGTTATAACCCGACCAGAAATGGTTGGGCAGATGGATTTCAGTGTGAAGCAGAAGACCGTTCAGACCACAAGAAGGTAACCTTTAAAGAAGTTAAGTAAAGCGTATGAATAAGTTAGAATATATTCTAGGAGATTTGGTAATGGTAAAGAAGTCAGCACTTCAATTTGCTAAAGATAAAATATTCAAAGTAATATCTTCATTGAGTGGTGGCTTTGTTAAGGTAGTCATGTTAAACGATAGTAGTACAACATACTCTATTAGTAATAATGCTATTCGTCCGATTCCTCTCACTCCTGAGATTCTAGAGAAGAATGGATGGGTGAAAAAAGTGATGAGTAGAGGAGTAAGGAATAGTCATTTGGTATATACAAAGCCCGATATTGAAGAATATGGATATTTTCCTATCTACATAGAAAAAGGTATCGGTAAAGAGTTTGATGTATATCCGTTTACATGCAACAATGTATGTACACAAATTGCATACATTAAGTATGTTCATGAACTCCAGCACCTTCTCTTCGGTTTAGGACTTAATTCAGAAATGGAGGTGTAGTTATGGCATTAGAAGTTGTAGTTTTAGATAAGGATGAATATAAGGCACTTATTGATAATCAAGCTGACGAAGATGAATTAGAGTATTTGAAAGCTTGCCAATATGCTTTAGAATCCTTTAATACAGTCAGAGGCTTATGCCCTAAGTGTAAAAAATCCGTTATAATTGACGGGTGGGTTTGTCCTTGTTGTGGATATGATTCAAGTGGTGAAGAATTATATAAATATGGTGATTAACTGCCTTCGGGCATAAATTTTAATGATATGACAAAAGAAGAATTAAAAGCAAAGGTTGCCAAGCAACAAAGTATCATCAAAGATGCTAACAATCAGATTTGTTCTGATGTGAAGGAGTACATAGAAAGTCTTCCATACAAGGTTGGTGATAAAGTGAGCTGTTCAAGATGTAATGTATGTTGGATTGCAAGCATTATTCCTGAACGAAATTGCGCAAGATATTCTGGTATGATTGAGGTAAGAATCAACCCTACTAAGAAAGATGGCACTCGCTCCAATAGAGAGTTTGTACTATGGAGTATGGAAATTGATAGTATCAAGAAGATTGATTAACCATCCTGCAAAGGATATAAATAGATAGATTATGAGTAATAGACATTCGTATGAAAGATACGAAATACCAGACATTAAAGGTCGCAAACACGCAGTAGTTCTTTTTTCCGAAAATAGAAGTGAGGTTCGGAACGGAATTCCTAGTACTACAATGGGATTTGTAGCTATTGATTTAGATGCAAATACTTATAAAGATTAACCATCCCTTACGGGATATAAATATAAGTAATATGCCAACAGGATTTACAGCACCAATATATGATGGTGAAGATATAACATTTGAGCAATTTGCAAATAGTTGCTTGCGTAACTTCGGTATCTACCTAAGATTTGAAGGAAAATATCCTAACCTTAGTAGATACGAAATTCCTGACAAGATATGTCCTAGTGATTATTATAAAAAGAAATACGAAGAGGCAAAAGCTGAGTACGAAAAGCATCTTGCATCCCCTAAGACAAAGGAAGAACTTGAAGCAGAGTATCTTTCTTATGTCAATGGTGTAATCAAGGGAAATGAGGATAGATTGAAAGAGAATGAAGCTCTCAAAAACAGATACAATGCAATGCTATCCAAAGTTAGAAGATGGACTCCACCATCCAAAGAATACGAGGGTGTTAAGGACTTTATGGAAAGTCAATTAATTGATAGTTTAGATTTTGATTGCCGCCATGTTTATGTGGAGAATATCATCCCTAAAGATGAGTGGATTCAAAAACAATCTAATCGCACTGATTTAATAAAGTCTATGAAGTATAATTTGGAGCAGTATAATAAATCTGTAGTTGCTGCCGAAAAGGATACTCAGTGGCTCAAAACATTTTCAGAAAGCATAAAGAAAGTAACAGAGTAACTAACCACCCTTATGGGATTAAATATAAATAATATGGAACAAATTTCATTAGAAAACAAAGTTAATAATACTTTGAAATGGCTCGCAAATCAAATTGCGTGTACCCAAGTATATAAAAAGTGGGACGAAGAATTTAAAAAGGAAAGTCTCAATGATGCTTGGCAAAAAGTTCAAGAACAGTTTAAGAAAGATATTGATTGGAATGCTCTTACGGAAAGTCAGTGTAAGGCTTTGCATTTTGGAAGTTGGCAATCCGAAGAAGATTTTGAGGAAGAAATTTCTTGCTTACAATCTGCATTAGACAAGGGACACCTTACAAAGGAGGAATTTGATAAGAAGGTTGCCAACGAGAAAAATACTCTTGGACTTCGTTTGATTCCGCTATATCTTTACCCTTCATTGCCTATAGGTATTACCCTAACGTCTATTGGAGGAGAAGAGAGAGTTTTTAATGGCTCAAACATTAGTACTGATGTTCGATTTGGATGCCTTGCATGGGGTATTAAGCCGAAAAAAGATTAACTAATCACCCTCTACCTTTTAGAGGAGAGGGTAAAAAGAAGAGAATATGGACTTAGTAATTACAATATTAGGTCAGTATTGCGAGGAAGCACAAGATGGCTACGCAGCAGAAAATAACATAGAGTTGGAGGATTAAGTATGACAGAAGAAATTTATAACAAAGCTACATGCTTAAGAAGTATTATTGAAAAAGAAAAGAAAGTTCTTAAGTATTGGGAGGATGCAATAGATGCAACAGAAGAAACCATCACATTGTCTGATGGACAAAGCTGTTGGAGAGAAAGAACTTCCATTCTTATGTTTATATCTTTTAAAGAATTGAAAGATATGGCTATTGAGAGACTTACAAAGAGTTTAGAACAACATAAAAAAATGTATGAAGAATTATAATGGAGGACTAAATTATGGACAGAAATCAAGCTAAAGAATTTTTTCCTATCATACAAGCTTTTGTAGAAGGAAAAGTGATTGAATGTAGAACCAAACCGAGTGCCGTAAAAGGTACAAGTGTTCCGAATGATTGGACGGAAATAAAAGAGATTGAGTTTTGGAATAATACAGAGTACCGCGTTAAGCCAGAACCAAAGTGCCGTCCATTCAAGGATGAAAAAGAATGCTGGGCTGAAATGCAAAAACATCAGCCTTTCGGGTGGACGTATGATTATACAAATAATATCTGGGATAGTATTACAAGAGTAACTAGTAGCGGAATTATATACGAAGAAAATATGATGTGTTTTGAAGACGTTTTTAATAGAGTAAAATTTGCCGATGGAACTCCATTCGGTATTAAAGTGGAGGAATAGTTATGGAAATTAATGAAAAAATAGATGAAATAATTCAACAAGCAAAAGAAGAAGGAGCTTATACGGAAGATTTTGACGCATTTGAACAAGAGATATATGACCAAGGTTTTCGTAATGCAATTTCTTTTATGCTGTGGAATCCGAGCGAGCGAAGTTGTTCTAATTGTCAGTATAAGAACAGTAGAGAGCTATGTGGGGAAGATTACTGTGGAACAAAATATTGGAGCCCAAAATTGGAGGAATAGTTATGGATAAAAACGTTTGTGATAATACATTAGTCTTTGGTAGCTGCCATGCTAGAAGCTGTATTGAAGTACCTTCTTTGAAAGCAGGAAGAGCGAAATGGAAGGCTTTCTATGACAAGTTCCCTTGGCTTAAAGGTCAATCTTTCTATCTTAGACGTTCATGCTTCTGGGAGGAGGTGTAAGAATGAAGATTAGATTAGCAAAGAAGATAATGAAAGCAGACACTTATGCTGATTATCCAAGTAAGCATCCTTTACCTTACTGGAAAGCGAAGTTTAAGGAAGCTTATAACGAGTATGGTTGTGTTATGTTCTGTGAAGGTTCGAGCAAGTGTAAATACCGCAACAAGTTCGACCATCGTATCAAAAAGGCAATTAATTTAACAATATAAGTAGTTATGGACAAAACAAAATTACATGCATCATTACTCTTCCTGATGCTAAAACTGGAAGAGGCAAAGAGCAACCCGATTGCTGAAAAGAACTTTGTTGCTGCATTGACGGAAGTGCTCAGATATTTCCGTGATAACGGAGAGTTGAAGAAAGCCTATGAAAGCCAAAAGGATTCATTGGCAGACTTGGCAAATAGTTCTTGGGTGAAAGCACTAAAGGAATATGTTTCCTCCAAAAACCAAGAAGACGGAGTTGATGTAAAGTTACCTGATATAGATGAACTTATTAAGGAACTAGCTTCTGATGAGTTCATCGAAAAGAAAATCAAGGATATTCTTGGAGATAACAATGTGGACGGAAAGGAGGAATAGCTTATGGCTGAATTGTTATTTGACATTTTTCTTTTTTCTTGTACGACTGCTATAGGGTTTATAATAGGATATTATTCACGAAAGTAAAATAGCTTATGAAAATAGAAATCAAAAGAGTAACGGACTGGCAGCGTGTAGTGGATGCTGCTCGGTTCACACAAGGCAAGGAACCGCTGGGACATGAGCCTAGCGATGAGTTCAAGAAACAGATGATTCTCAGCGAGCATTCACCGCTCAGAGAATTGGAGTTCGATATTAAGATGTATGGCATACCATACTGGGTGAGCAATCACTTTGTCCGTCATGTTCATGCTCAGCCATTCGTCTCCACATCACGACCAGATATTACTGGCTCCAAGGTATCACGTCACGATATGCGTCAGGATGATTTGGTCAACTTGCAGCTATCCCTCAACGCTCAGGAAATTATCAATATCTCGAAGTTGAGACTATGCAACAAGGCCTCAAATGAGACAAGAGAGGTGTGGTACTTTGTTATTGATGAATTGGCACGTATCGAACCTTTGCTTGCATCCGCTTGCGTTCCTCAATGTGTATATAGAGGGTTCTGCCCTGAGTCAAAATCATGTGGCAGAACTAAGTCAAACATATTTTCCGTTATAAGAAAATACTACAAAAATCTCGAAACATATTAAAGTAACCAATGAAATATCCAAAATTTAACGTCAATGAATTTGTCGGTGGGCACTTCGAGTACACCACTCCCTGCCCATTCGGCATTCAAGGCAAGTACACCAACGAAATACTATATGTAGGTAGCCTTGCTTGCCAGCGATGCGAGCACTTCCGAGGAATCAACAAAGAAGATGGTATCGTATCTTGTGGAATCGAATAGTTTTAAGAGTGCAGCCTATCTGCATTCTTCTTAATAATTAATCAAATTTTATATATGAATACAAAGAAAATCTCAATCATTCAGCGTATCAAGGAAAAATTCCTTGGCAAGCAGTTCTTTATTGCAGTTATCGCTAACAAGGGAACCAGTTCCTACTTCGTCAACTCTACCATCTACCGCTCAGAGAAGGAGGTGAAGGCTTACAAGAAGTACATCACCACAGACGAGCGTATGAAACAGAGCTTCGATTTCGTAGGCTATTATGGTTTCCGTTCAAAGTTCGACTTCCGCATTCCTCTTAGCGGAAAGCCAGTATCAGTTGAAGAGGCAAAGAAACTGGCAGAGAAGTAGTATGGGAAAGTTGATAGACCTTACTGGACAGCGTTTCGGCAGATTACTCGTCTGCCGAAAATCTGATAAAGAGAACCACCAGCATGGTGCGTTCTGGATATGCAAATGTGATTGTGGCAGGGGTTGTACCGTTCTAGGTTCTGCTCTTCGTGACGGACGAACCAAATCATGTGGCTGTTACCGCTCAGAACGTGCAACCGCCATCATCACCAAGTATGGCAACCGCAAGGGTAGACCCAAGCGGAAAGACAAAGTTAACGGATAATATCCATTTTATCACTTTTCATATTATATTTGCAACATGAAATTCAAGTATTTAATAGATAAAATCAATGGTTTCAGACACCGCAACGATTTTGTGGTACTGGACGGAAGAGCCAATTCGGTCACGCTCTCCAAGGGAATCTATGACCACATCATGCAGAAGGAGCGAACAGACAATTCCATCTTCGTGTTCAGGTTATCTGACCGAGGTACATACGGATTCTGCATGCGTGAGGACTGGGAAGAACTTCGCAAAGCCAACACCGCCTTCGCTCAGCTTCAATTCAATCAGAAGTATAAGAAGGTAGGTTTCAGAAGTGACTTCCCTTCCATCACCGCCATCCTTGATGAGTACAACCTTCCTCTCAACAGAATGGTTCGCCTTACTTGCATCCCACGCAAGTCAGCCAAAGGCGAACCTTATTACGAAATCATGCGACCAAACTTAAATTCGAGCACATGGCAACAAGACAAGAAGTAATACTCAAAGGGCTTACCCACTCTCCATCCGACTATAATTGTCAGGATGGGGAGTTGGCAACCTGCCTCAACCTCATCAACGAGGATGGGGCACTCCACCCTATTCACCAGCCAGTAGTAGCAGAACAGAACATCACGCTGGATGCAGGAGATACCATCGAACTGGTGCATAAGGTAACACACGATGAAGCGATTCACTCTCACTACATCATCCGTAAATCAGATGATAGTTGGTACTGGATGGAAAAAGGTGGAGACGGAACCAAGAACACCATCAACCTCAACGGATTCCACGTCAATGCCGTCACAGCAGTTGGCAATATAGTTAATTTTGTTGGAGAAATATCTATCAAATACTTATATTGGATTGACGATAATTATCAGCTATTTGATAGAGATAACTTTAACTCCTTAATTCCGCAACACTATAGTTTAACATTATTTATAAGTGCCTGAGCAACAAAAAGTTGCCCAGGATTTTGCCA